TTGTATTCTAATTTTTACTGTATCACCTGAGTTTGTAAGTGCTAGAACATGAGTTACTATTACTCTGTTTGAATCATATAGGACACTAGCACAACTTGAACACATACCTACTAATAATATTATTATTAAAATAGAAAGTGTTATAACTCTACCTTTGTCTCTTTGATTATCTGTCATTACCACTTAACTTTATTAGCCCAATATGCAGCACTCATTTTACCTCTAGCAATATTTTTTGCGTGACGAGCCTTAAAGGACTTTCTTTTCATTTTCATCCTTCTAGATTCTCCTTTCTTTGCCTTACCAGCAGTTCCAGAAAGAGTTCCTACCTTTTTACCCTGTTGACCAAATCGTATAGTTTTAATTTTACTACCTTCTTTAGCTACTACTATATGAGATTTTGTAGGATGATTAGGAGTTCTCTTTGGTTTATTGTAACCTCTTACTCCTGCTCTTTTAAGTCTAGGGTCTTTCTTTTTCATAAACTATCCTTTTTAATTATAAGGCTATCTTGCATAATTTCTTGAGGTTCGGGATTGCTAAATTCACCTGCTTTGTATTTACCATATAAGCCACCACAGATACCTAATACAGCTATAAACATAATAAACCAATGTACATTTTCTTCAAAATCTAATTCATCAAAAAACTTTCCTATCTTATTCATCTTTAAAATATTTATTCATCAATGTTATAAAAAAAATAAAAATACAAGCAACAGTTAATAATACCCACATTGCTTCTTCTTTCATGCTCTTCTTACTTTTCTTGCTACTGCTTTACTATACTTAGCTCTTTGTTTTCCTGCTTTACTTGCAGCCCTTTTTCTTCTATTGGTTGCGGCTTTTTGAGATGGTGTTAAACTTTTTCTTACACTAGCTGGTAAGTATCTACCTCTTTTTGCTCTTGGTTTTTTTGCATCTCCTTTAGATACATAATCCCATTTTTGTTTAGACCATTTAGTTAGTCTGTTTTTTGATGACTTTGCTCCCCTATATCCACCACCTGCTTTTTTATATCTTGCAGTAGCTATCTGTGCTTTTCTAGCACTCCACTGTCCAGCTCTTCCTCCTTTTGTTCCTCTTTTTACACTTGCTACAATTCTTTTCCAAAGTGCTGGTTTTGTTTTTTTTGCTGTTGCCATATTATTTATTTTTCCAAATTATGTAGTTACTATTTTGCCAGAACTCATTAGTATTTTTAGTGTCTACTATTACAGATGATTTGTCAATAAAAAATCCTGCATCTTCTACTGCGTTTTGTATAGCAAAAAAATCTACATAATTATCTTTTGCAAATTTAATTTCAAAGGTTGTTTCCTCTATATTGGCTTCTACACTCTCTACAAAATATACTTTTTCTACACTTTTTTGTATGCTAAAAGAACACATACTACAGGTCAATCCCGTAACTTTAAATGTAATGTTATTAAGTGCAAAAAAAAATGCTAGTATATACATCATCTTTTATAAACTTTATCTTCTAATTCTTTTATTGACTCTTTATTATCTAGTATATCTTCTTTAAGGACTTCAGTTGACTTTTCTATCTGTATAATGGTAGACCTTACAAGCTCATCTTTTAATTGAAACTCCATTTTTTGCACAAACTCCTCACTACCAATATTTTCTATCTTACTGTTCATTTCTTGTATTTCTCCCTGTAGAGTAAACCACATACTCGCTAGTGATATTACACCACCAACTAATAAGCCGATTGTTTTAAGGTCTAATTTTACTTCTGTGTCTTCGCTAATTTTTGTCATTATTGTCTAAGTTGGTTTATATATTCTTGTATATTGTCTTTTGTAACGGGTAATTTAAAATCTAATCCAGCTTGATAAGTTTGTACTCTTTTACCATCTAACCAAATTAATATTACAGGAACAGATTTAATTTGGCTTTTAAGGTTACTAGGCTGTTCTTCTAACCAAGCGTACTCGTATTTACAGCCTTTTAAATTATCTAAGTATAATGTATTTTGTTGATTCCACTTAGCATTTATTTGAACAACTCTTATTTTTTGATTACTACTAGCACGTTGACCATAACCCGTATATCCCAACAATAAAAATATAATTAAAATTAATTTTTTCATCTTTTGTATACTTTATTTTCTAAGTCGTTTACTTTGTCTTCTAATTTTTCTATTTCTTTTTCTAGGTATGCTACTTTTTGTTTTAACAATAAACCATCTGAAGTTTCTTTAACTTCATAAGTTGGCAGTTCTTTAGCTAATTCTATTTCTTGTTTTAGATTATTATAACCCATAGTACCAGATATAATAAATCCTATAACGATAGCAATGCTTTTTACATCAACTTTAAAATCTGGCTTTTTGTCGCCATCTATATCAATACCTATTGTTTTGTCTCCTAATTCTTCTATTTGCTTCATCTAAATATATCGTATATGTATTTACCTATTAAACCAAAGACACCTAAACCAATCCCCGTTCTCCACTTAGTGGTGTCTCTTCTAAATTCTGTGTTTGCTTGAACCTCAGACCATAACCCTTCCTTTGGGTCAAACAAATTCTTTTTAATAAAACGTAAGTCGTCTTTTACCTCTTTATGGGCAACATCGTTACTTTGCTTTATAGCTTTAATTTCTACAAATATTTGTTCAACCTGATACTCAATTAACTTTAAGTTATCTTTCTCAGCTTTGTTCATTTACTAAACGTCTTTGTACTCTTTCCAAGTATCGTCTGCTTTCATTGCAGTATATGCTTGTACAACTGGATTTTTAGCACTTGCTTTTGTATCCATCTCAAACGAACCACCTACTGAACAAATGTAGTCATTTGGTTTGCTATCTCTAGATGCTTTGTCTTTATATACATTTGCATTCCAGTTACCATAAGTGTTTTGTACCCACTTAGTTTCCATAACAGCTTCACTTTTTAAAGTTCCGTCTTCGTTATATTTAGCAGGTGTTTTTTCACTTGTAACTTGATTGCTATTGCAAGACCAGTTTACACTATTGATTTTAACATATGCTTTTGCAATGTCAATACCTTTCCAAGAGTATGCTCCTTCTAATGCCATAATTATTAAATTTAAATTCTAAAACAAAAATAAGTTATAGAGTCTGGTTTTGTTTGTTTCTTGGGTATGTTACTCCTATCCTATGGAGCAGCGTTACCACGACCACCGCCGCCTCCACCGCCTCCGCCTCCAGATGCAGCAGCTTGGCTAACAGCAGTAGACCTTGTAGTTGTAGTGTTTGCATCACCCAATCCCCCACCAGTTGTTCCAACATCAAATGTAACTACTATGTTACCACTTCTAGCACTACCAGTATTAGCGGCAACACTAAATGTTACAGTACCATCTCCTGTGTCTTTTAAACTACTTCCTTCATTACCTGATGTAATTGTTACCCAACTAGGTTTTGACGATACATAAAATGTAGAATATTCTGCGTGTGTAACCGTTATTGTTCCTGCACTACTATGAGAATCACTTGAAAACTCACTAAATGATGCAGGTGTAGTTCCTAAAGTAACACTATGTTCGTAAGAAAAAAACTCTTTTAATTGATGAGGGGCTGATGTATCGGGTTTGTTGTCATTAAGATTAGTAACATTTATTGTACCATTAGTACCATCGTTTAATTCTTTTAAAGATGTATTCGCAGTAGTACCAGTTCTACCTAGCTCTACATTAATGCCATTCATAGAAATTTGTCCTGATACGGGTAGTGTCATCCTTTATAATTTACAAGTGGTACTTTATATATATCTTTTGTGTAGTATTTGTTATCTGGGGGATTGATAGAAACCTCATGATGTTCTACTTCATCAAAGCCTAAATCTGAATCATTATTCCAATAAGTTACTTTACAGGTAGATTTTGCATGTCTTTCTACTAAAGGTCTTAAAGCGTGTCTATACTCATCTCCATAAGTGTCTTGTAATATGCAATCGTATTTACCATACTCATCTAACACCTCTATCCACAAACCTTCTATTATGGTTACATTAGGTTTGTCTTTTGCCCATTCTTTAAGTCTTGGTATAATATCTTTATGGCACTCTACTATAGTATGTGATTTAGGTTTTTTTGATTGTATTGCATCAGATAATATACCCATACCAAAACCTATTTCTAATACATCATCTCCTTCACTTACACACAACTCTGCCATCTTATCCATTATAGGTTGTTCCCAATCCATCATTACTTGATAGGTTTCATTGTTTTCGGGATTGACCCAATAAATACCATTATCATCAAATGTTAAATCTGCTGCTCTATAATTTTCTGCAAATGTTGGCATTACTTATTTAGTTTTTCTTTAAGTTCTTTTACTTCTCCTTTAAGTTCTTTTACAGCTTCAATCAACACCGCAGTTAATTTTTCATAATCAACTGTCTTATATGTTCCTCCTTCTATTAAAGCCATTTCTTTTTCTCTTACTATTTCAGGTATTACTTCTTCTACTTCTTGTGCTATAACTCCTATATCTTTTTGTCCTTTTCTTGATGTAGCGTTCCACGTATATTCAACCCCCCTAAGTTTGCTTACTTTATCTAAAGAGTTTTCTAATGTTAATACGTTGTCTTTTAATGCTTTATCTGATACTGTAGTAGAGTATGCTATAACATCACCATCAACATGAAGGTCACCATCTGACTCTAAACGCATACGTTCTGTTGTTGTTCCTGATAATGAGGTATAAAATTCAAAATGTGTATTACCACCTGTAGATTTTGCATATAATTCAGCACTTCCAGCAGTAGAATTATACTGCATCTGCAAAGAATTATTTGTTGAAGGAGAAGCACCCATAATGTGTATAATGCCTCCATTGTCAATACGCATACGTTCTTGCGTTTGACCATAAGCAACTGTACCACCAGTTGCAAATATAAGCCCAACTCTTGAAAAGAAACCAAGTTCATCACTATCAACAACACCTAAAGCCATTAAGTCAGCGTCACTTGTTGTTCGTGAAAATGTTATCCCAATACCTTCATTTGAGAAATTATCTAAACTTAATTGCCTAAAACCTGCATTTAGATTTGTCCCTGCTGAAATATCAAGTTTAGCTACAGGACTGTCAGTTCCAATACCAACGTTTCCGTCACCAGCTATTGTTAAGTTTGTATTACCTCCATCTCTAAATTTTATAGGTATTGCATTTGGGGCGTTTATATTCATTGCACCACCCACCATATTGATATATCCAGTTTGAGATGAGTTACTCCTTACAACACCAATCCCCTCATCAAAACTTGAATCTTGTATTGATTTAACTTCTAATTTTGTGTTAGGCGTTAACGTTCCAATTCCTACGTTTCCACCATGTGATATTCTAAGTGACTCTGCAAAATCACCATCACCATCTGTTCCTTGAGTATAAAAAGCTAATCCTACAAAATCAGAATCGTTATTTTCAGCAACAGCGGTAATCATTGCTCTTCTTCTAGAAGTGCCTCCCATCCAAGTAATACCTCCATATGTTCTAGTATCAAAACCACCATGACCATATAGTAAAATACTGTCTTGCCCACTGGCTGTTTGAGTGGCAGTTCCATCTCTATCTGAAGTTTCTGACGTGTTGTAAACGTGCAGCTTACCTAAAGGACTTGCAGTTCCAATTCCTACGTTACCTGCATCTACATAAACTGTATCTGTGCCACCAGCTCTTAAAACCATTTGGTCATCGCTGTGAGAATATCTAACATAACCCCTATTAGCTCCACCAGTATCACCAAAAGCTAAATATTGATATGATGATGTGCCTGAAAAAATGTTGATACCCGTATTACCACTACCCTCAATAATAACATCATCATGAGCATCGTTTGTAGTAATACTACCAGCGTCAGCAGTTTTTATGTGAAGTTTGCCAAGCGGTGAAGTTTCTCCAATTCCTACGTTACCACTTGATAATACTGTCATCTTATTATCTGCAGCACCTCCACCACCAACATAAAGGTTAAATGATGTGTTATTAATAAAGTTTAAAAACCCACCAGTACCGCCACTATTTAGAAATATTAAATCTACATAAGCACTAGAACTCACAAATCTTCCAACTGTATTTACGCCAGAAACATGAAGTTGAGATGATGGATTATCAGTTCCAATACCAACCGCCGCCGTAGTTATTAAAGACGTGTTTATATTACCACCAGATTTACTACCTATCGCCATTGCTGTAGTGGATGATGTAGCTGCAGATAGTGAATTAGGATTCGCAATACCTACAGCATCTCTAAATGTGTAATTATAATTGGAAAGAAAACTGTCATCTGTACTAAAATGAACTCCATTACCTTTAATCTCAAGACCATCAGTTGTTGTTTGTATATAACTATGTTCTCCATCATTCTTTTCAAAAACTATTTGTTTTGCATCAGCTGTATCATCTCTTGATAAACTTAAATATCCTGGTCCAAGTTCCGCACTATTAACATCTCCTAATGAAGCACCTATACCAGAAGCTGAGGTGTGATTAACTAAATAAGTAGTTCCTTTAATAGTTCCTCCAAAAGTTGCTAAACCATTTTTATGTAAAGTAAGTTGTTCTTGAAAGCCACCATTAGCTGGACCTCTATAAAACTTTAAGTTACCATCTGTAGTACCTCTATCACTTATAGCCCATCTTATATTATTTTCTGTGTAACCACTACCATGACCAAAAAATATTTCAGCAACATCATCAGTGCCAGTACCATTAAGATGTAATTCACCTCTATCAGCACCTCTAAAAGCTCTACCTAATAATTGATAATCTGCTTGTATGTTTCCTGCAAAAGTTGCGTTAGCGTTAGTGTCTATACTAAATTGGTCTGTGCCACCCTTTTGTATTTTAAAATTATTAGCGCCTGTACCTCCAAATACTCTATTTAATCTAAAGTTATGTGTACCGTTTTCATCAGAATCATTATTAGCGGTTAATACAGTTTCATTATCAGTTTGGTCTATTTGTAATTTCTCAGAGGAGTTTCTACCTATATTAAGAGTAGCGAGACCAGTACCTGTATATATATCAACATTTCCTGCAAAAGTTGCACTTCCATCAACTTGACTAAATGTTTGAAAAACAGTTCCACTAGCATTTCTAAAAGAGATTACACCAGCATTACCTGTGTTACCAGGTGTTTGTAATAATGTTCCAAATGATGTATTAGAAAATAACGTATTAGTGTTACTACCACCTCTAAACCAACCATTAACCCTTAAATTGTCATCAAAAACAGAATCACCATCCACATTGATACCACCACTTGATACTGATACATTACCTGCAAAAGTTGTTCCAGTTGTTCTAACTACTACTTGTCCTGTAGTAGAATTTACGCCTGCTCTTAAATATAATTCATCACCATTAATATATGTTCTATAACCATCAGCATCTGCTGCATTTAAAATTATATAACGAGCTGTCTCATTAGCTTGACCTTTAGTATTCCACAAACCACCATAAGCTGTATGGACTGGATGCCTTCCTAAAACACTTGAATAAGTGTTTGTTGTGCCAAATGAATTAATATTACCTTCAAAAGTTGCGTTTTTAGAGGTGTCTATTGTTATAGCTTTTGCCCCGTTTTGAGTTATAGTAAATGAGTGATTGCTTGAAGAACCTACAAAAGTATCAAAATCATCGTGGTCAGCACCACCAAATAATATTTTATCTGTGGTTAAATCTTTTGTAAATATAAATCTTGAACTTACATTATCTGTACCTACCACATGAAGCGCTACAGATGGCGCTGTAATATCTCCTATACCAAGCCTATGAGCGTCTGTATAAAAATAATTTCCACTACCAACATAATATAATTTTGCGTTACCACTATTATCAGTAAACTTAATACCCGTTGTTGCATCACTAGACTCAACTTCTAATGGTGCATCACTTGTTGAATTAATGTGAACGCCACTAGATAAATTTTGGAAAAATGCCCGTGTTTCAGACATGTAGAATTTTCTACTGTTATTTACAGTAAAACCAACTTGATGGTCAGCTGGAAAGTACATACCAGTATTAGTATCTCCAGTATTACCTATTGATGGAGCACTTGTGCTACCATCAGGTAAGCGTACTGCTCCTGTAAAAGTTGAAACCCCAGCGTTAGAAATATTTAACGTTTCTCCATATCCTATAACAACATCATCATTTGCACTTATTCTAGTTTCACCATCAGACTCAAAACTTATAAAAGCAGCACTATACGTTGTACCTTTTATTTTTTTGTTATCTGCTAATTTTATATCCCCTGCAAAAGTTGCAAGTAAATTGAAATCTAATGTTAAAACGCTTGTTAATGTTTTACTTGTATTTGCAACTTGTAAATATAAAGCTGCATCAGTACCATTAGTACCAGCTTGTACTCTAGCCGCATGGGTATCTGTTCCACTATACTCTGTGTGAAAAGTTAAAGCACCACTATAAAGATTGTTGTCATTTTTTATATGTATACCACCATTATTGTTGTTAGCGGCATTATTTACGGTTAGTTCATTTCCACTTGATAAACTTACATTTCCTCCAAAAGTTGCAGAGTTATCAGAATTAAGTGTTAGAGTTCTCACGTAATTACTAGCATCTAAATCTAAACTTGTAGCTGTAGCTGCTGAGTGTCCAAACTCTAAACCACCATCTACATTTTCCTGAGCTGCTATCATCCAGTTGTAATGAGTACCTGTTGTAGCAAAATAAAATTCTGGAGAACTTGACCTAAGAACAAGGTGTTCGTCAGAAACGTGCAACTTAGCATTTATCTCCGTGTCACCATTTATGTACGCTGTTTCATTTACGTAAAAAGTGCCTTGTACTTGTAATTTATATGACGGGTTGTCCGTTGCAATTCCAACGTTTCCATTATTATCTATACGCATACGCTCAGAGGCAGTTCCACCAACTATAAATTGTAGCTCACCATCATCTGTTCCTGACCTTAATGTTAGTAAATTAGTACCATTGTGCCTATATAAAACATTTTGCCTTCCTGCGTTAGAGTGTATTCTATATCCTGATATTTGATTTGTCCCTGATGATTCCGATAAAACCCATGTTTCGCCACTTGATTTTACATTTAATTGTGTTGAAGGCGATGCAGTTCCAATTCCTACGTTTCCAGTATTTCCTTGTATATGTAGTCTATCAAAATTAGCACTACCAGTTCTAGTTCCTAAAATTAAATCAGCATCATTGTTAGTTGTTTGTATTACTTGGTCTTGGTCGGAAGTTTTACCTAAGAAAAGTAATCCACCAGAGTCTGTTCCTCTTAATCTAACTATATTATTATAAGTTATACTACTTACATCTGTAGTTCCATTTTGTGCTAGAATATCTAAAGGTACTGTAGGTGTAATTCCAATACCAAACATATTTTTTAATTCTAAATCGCCACCTGTTATAAATTTTAGCGTATCTGTTTCTGAAACTGGACCAATAAACCCATTGTTGTCAAGTTTTATACTTGGAAATAAAGAAGAACCAGAAGGTAATATTTGAACTTCGTTATTTTGTCCAACATTTAAACCAGAACCATTGACCTGAACATTGTTTGCAAAAGTTACATCTCCAGTAGTTGCTAGTGTTAAAACAGTATGCTGTAACAAATCAGCCATGCTATTAGAGTCATCATGTACCATAAACCTCATTCCATTAGTTCTGTCTACAGAAATGGTAGCATTATAATAGTTTAAATCACTAAACTCTAATCTTGCTCCATTTGCTTGATTACCACCATTAGCAATTCTCATTACAGCAGTTCCTGTACCGCTTGTATTTGAGTTATAAATTCTAGATAATATTTGACCTGTGCTACTTCTAGTAACATCTACATCACCTGCAAACGTAGCATTTTGTGATGAATCTAGTGTTAAGCCTACATTATTCGCTGTATATAATCTTATTTGATTAGTAGTAAATCTTATTGATGTATCTAAATCACCCTTATGTTTTATATATTCTGGAACAATTATTGAACCTGCGAAAGTTGTGTCTGTTCCTGTGCCTATTGTTATAACATCACTACCATTATGTGTAATAACAGTTTTTAAATGTTCACCTCTATGTTCAATAGTACCACTTGTTTTTTGACCTGGTGTACCTGTATTATTATTACCAGATATAGTTAACTTACCAGTTGTGTCGTTGCCCGATTTATGTATTTCTACATCACCTGCAAAAGTTGATGAGCCATCTGCATTTAAAGATAATTGAGTTAATGATGTTCCTGTTTGATTTAAGAACTGTAAATGATTACCACTATTTTGGTATCGCATGTTCCACTTGTTAGTACCATTTTCTCTCCATCTAAAATCAATATCATTTGTGGTATTAGGTGTTTCTAATATCAACTGCGTGCTAGAGTCCTTAATATGAACCTTACCATCAGGACTCGTCGTTCCAATTCCTAGCCTACCTGACGAATCCAGTCTAGCTTTTTCTCCACCACCAGTATATAATCTAATTGTACCGCCACTAACATTACCAGCACGTAATTGTAATATACCAGTATTTCCATGTTCATTACCAGCTAAGTGAATAGAAGCACCTCTTGTATCTGTAGCGTCACCACCACCCATTATTTTTAATTGAGCATTATCAGAGCCATCAGATGTATTTGCACCAATTTTAAAATCGGTAGCAGACCCTAAAATATTACCTGCAAAAGTTGCATTATTACTATCCGATGTATCTATTTCAAACAACTCTGCATTACTAACTCCTCTAACAACAAATCTTGAACTAGAATCATCTAAATCAAAATACATATCTTCTGTAGTGTATAGACCTGTATTACTTACATTAACCCAACTAGAAAATTTAGCATATCCTCCACTTACATTTTGTAAAGTCCAACCATCTGCTAAAGATATATTACCTCCAAAAGTTGCAGCTTGAGTAGATAAGTTTATTGATAATGGCGTTACACTTGTAGTTTTTATGTTAAAATTGCTACCAGACGCTTCTAGTATAGGGTCTAAACCACCACCAGCTAAATTGTTAAATGTTAATGTTGGTGTAGATTTTTCTATTGTAACATCTCCTGCAAAAGTTGCAGAGCCATCATTTTCAAATAAAACCTTTTGAGTACCTTCAAAGAAAAATCCTAAATCTGAATCATCTGTGCCTTTTCTTATACCAACTATATGTATATCAGCATCATTATTTCTAAGATGCAGCATAGCCATAGTATCTGCTGTGCTGCTAGTATTCTCTATTCTTATACCTTCACTACCCCAAGCACCACCACTACCTCCAGAAAAGCTAGTATCTGTATTAGCAAATTTTACATGAAGTTTTTCTGCTGGGCTACCTCCAGTACCTATACCTAATCCACTTGAATCAAGTCTTGCTTTTTCTCCACCATCAATAAAAAGTTTTATTGTAGAACTACCTTGTTCATTATTTTCATCAGCAGATATATTTATACCACCAGTATCATCAGAATAAATAAGAGCATCAGTATTATTAGTGGTATCTAAAAATGTTATTTGAGGTGAAGAATCTTGTATTGTAATATCTCCTGTGGTTATAGCATTAGTTGTGGTTGCTCCTCTTCCTGTTACACTGTCTAATGTATCTTCTATAGTAGAAGTATCTACAGATATAACTCCATTAGCATCTGTCTTTAAATATCCTGCTCCGTAACCATTTAGTGTTATAACACCATCAGTACCAACTGTTAGTTTAGTAGTGCTACCACTAAAACTTGTACCATAAGCAAGCGACCAATGTTCCTGTTGATTTAAACCTTGCCACCAAAAATTAGTTCCTGTACTAAAATTTTGATATTTTATTGCTACTTCCTCTGTAGTGCTTGCATCAGTAGATTCTAATGTAATATACACATCGTCTGCTCCAGATATATGAAGTTGAGTGTCTGGTGAAGCCTCTGAAATTCCTACGTTTCCACTACTTAATACAGTTAATTGTTCTGCGGATGTTGTTTGATTATATAATCTAAATCTACCATCAGATTCTATTGTTTGTAAAAATCTATGGTGTGAATCAGTTTGTATATCTAGCCTAGCTGCTGTAGTTGTACCTAATATTTTAGCTTGAGCATCAGCACCACCATTAATTAAAACACTAGAGCTAGCAGTCGTACCACTAACAGTAATTCCTACATTTGTCGTTTCTAGTTTTTTGGAATCATCATAGTAGAGCTTTACAGCACCATCTGCTGTAGCAGTTATCATATACTCTCCAGTATATTTATGTATTTCTACATCAGTATTTCCTCGCAGTATTAGTTTTCCTGTTCCTGCATCGTCAATATAACTGTGCGTACCATTATGATATATTTGTAAATCTCCTGCATCTCCTGCAAATATCTTTTGATTATCTGCTATTTGAAGTGGCTTTGAGAAAAAGGTAAGTACCCCACTACCATCAACTCTAAAATACTCTGTTATACCTCCAGAACCATTATCAGAATAGAAT